TCTGACAGCGCTTTACTTACAACACCATCACCAAAATAAACTTCGAAAAGTCCATCTTCTGATTCTTGCAAATAATATACAGCACTAGTTCCTGTCAGCTGTGTTATGTCAGTTGCTTTAGTATAAGCCACGGTAGTGCTATCAGTTGAAGAGTTTTGTACTTTGACTATTAATGTTGAAGTATCTGCCACATTACTTGTTAATATAAATCTTTGATCAACATTTGTGCTATCAACTGTATATCTTGTATTGACATATGTTCCTTCATAAATTGGCACATCAGCAAATAAAAGACCAGAACCTGTTTGAGAAGCAGTAAAATCAGACACAGTTACAAATTGATAATTCACATTATCAATTCTGCTAGTAAATACTTGACCTGAATTCATAGTTGCTGTTGGTAAAGAAATATCATTCAGAAAAACATTGATTTTTGCTTTTGGTGCTCTAACTGATCTAACTTCATAACCCAATGTTTTTGCATGAGACACAACACTAGACCGCAATGCAGCACTGTCAAGAAACATTTCATTTGCAAGCATATTTGCATGAAAACTTAGATAATGGGTGTTATAGGATAGAACATCTAACAATGCACTCATGCCAGAACCTTCAAAATCATAATCAAGAAATTGATCTTGATTTTTTAGAAATGTTTTAAGATTTCCTTTAATCAAATCAAAATCAAGTTCTGAAATATCTAATTTTTGATTGTTTGCCATTATCTCAACGCCTCCAAAAGTACGTCTAGTTGAATTATTTCCCCTGGCGCATTTACCACCTCAAATTCTATTGTTATATCATAAGCATTAGAATCCATATTATCAATAACATCAATATTAATCAATGAAGCTCTAGGTTCATAGTTAGTTATAACATCTTCAATAGATTGTGCTAATGCAATCGCCGTCAATGGACCAACAATTTCAAACAACAAACCTCTAACACCAGAACCTATTTCTGGATGAAAAGGTTTTTCATAAAAATCAGTTAAAACTAAATTTCGAACTGATCTTTTAATTGCTGTAATATTTGTAAGAACATTTACATCATTGTCCTTAGATTTACGAGTAAAGAACAAATCAAGATCTCTATACTGCCTAACATTTAGAGTAGAATTGTTTTGTCTTTCTGCATCTCTAAGTGCTGTCAGTTCTTTAAAACTACCCGTTCTTTCTACTATGGCCACTGAACACTCCGTTATTTTTAATTATTTATAAGGAATCATTCACTATAATTTTATAAAGAAAAATCATATTAATTCAAATTAATTCTATTTGTTGATGTTGGAGAACCACCACCAGAATCAAGATCAAGTATAGTTCCTGCAACAATGTTGGTTTGTCCAACAGAACGAATGTCAACTACACCAGCGGCCTTTAATGAAATAATTCCTGCTGCACTATCATTGGCACTAATGGATACATTTTTAATAGCGAACAACAAAACATTACCTGTGGTTGATATAAGAGAAATATCTTCTACAACACCAAGTGAATCATTACCGTTGATTAATATTGTTCTATTCTTTTCTATTGTTGCATCATAATTTCCAGTAATGCGAGATTTGTAATCTTCATTAATTTGTTCAGAATAATTTCCTCTGATTTCTACTTTATGATTACCACCAATACCTGCACCTATCTTTGTAAATTTATTTCCGTGAACTTTTTCATGATAATCACCTTCAACTTCTAAAACATAATCGCCTTTGACTAATTGTCGCACATTACCATTAACAGTTATGACTAACCCATCTTCTCTATCACCTCTTCCCGCAGCATTAATGAATATTGATTTTTTACCAGCAATAACTTCATATCCATCGCCAACAACCATAACGGATTTGTCACCATTTGGTAAATATTCTTCGTATGTTCCTGTTTTATGTTGTTTTAATAATCTTTCGCCACCTAAAGTATCATCGATAACATCTATATGCCCGCTTTCGCTTCTTTGAATTTTTACATATGGATACTGTGCGCTGAGATAAACAGGATCGCTTGGATCAACTCCAGCATATCTTGGTATTGTTTCAGTTCCACGAGGTTCTGGTTTGCCTGTTTCGCCCAACGAAATTAAATGAGTCTTACTTGCTGTTGGAAATTCACGATCTCCTTGCAATGCCCGAGCAAGTTTGGTAGCTTGAGTATCTTCTTGGTTTCTACCACCTTCTGTGCCTGGTGGTATACCAAAATGTTTAGGATTTGGTCCACTTCCGTATATAGTTTTATCATTCATTATAATTTTCCTTTAATATCCACCAGCATCAGAACTAAATGTTGTTTGTGATGAACTTATATCAGAAAGTCCTTGATCTAATGTTGGATTAATTTTTTTAGAGAGATCATCTAAAGTTTTGGTAATCTTTGCAAAATCATCAACGGCAGGAATATTTAAAGGAGAATTGTTATCAAGTTCAAATAATTCTATTGGTATTTCTGATAATGAATTTTCTGCTTGTTTAAATAAATCTGAAAGATCTCCTTCACCAGCTAATTTTCCAGAAAGCACACCAAGCCCAAGATCAGCATTTTCTAATTCTTTTACTAAATTATCCATCAGCCCCTTTATATCTACTGGTTTGTCTACTAATTCTGTAACAGGAATATTCTTTTTTATATCTGGCAACACTAATTCAGATTTTTTTAGAATATCGTTCCAAATAATCTTTCCCTTATCGTTTCCATCTCCAATAGGAAAAGCTGTTAGATTATCACGTAATTTGCTTGATAATCTAACTATTTCTGGATTTAAATTTAATTCGGCAGGTTCTTCTTGAACAGAATCTACAGCAGATTGAATTGCCTTTTTTGCTTTTTCAATAACATCACCACCAAGTGCAGGCATTTCAAGATTTGGAACAATTTTAGATATCATATCGGGCAAATCTGTTCCTGCACTACCAATTTGATCAGATAATAAATTTTTAACTGATTCTATCTGCCCCAGTTGTGCACTCAGCTGAGTTTTTAAACCCTTTAATGATTCTTTACTTACTGAAGGAAGATTTTTTTCAACTAAATCTGGCATATTGTAAATAAATTCTTTTCGAGAACCAGATCCATAATGTTCAATATCTTCTTCATCAAATAATTCTGGAAGTTGTAAAACTTCAACTAATTCAGGATCAATTATTGCTCCCAAATTTCCCAAAGTTTTAATTTTTAATTTCATACTGTCAACTATTGTATCTAATTCTCCTAATTGACTTAAAACAAGAGGATTTGCTGCATCTTTTAAATTATTAATTATTCCATCTAAATCAATACCTTTGCCTGATAATGTATCACCAAATTTATCTTTAATATTTGCAAACGAACTGATAAATTTTGTAGAACCAACATCAAAAGAAAGCAAACTCCCCAATTCATCTTGTAAATTTAGATTGGGTAAAGATGGAATTTTTGGAATTACACTGCGAAGTTCACCAACCACATTTTCCATTTTACCCTTTAAATCTGATGTAATTGATGCATCAGCTGTTAAATTTCCTAATGTATTAGTGATTGATTCTTGAAGCTTGTCTTTTACATTTTCAATTTTACCTGAAAATTGTTTAGCAACATCAGGCAATTCTGGTAAACCCGGTATGCCCGGTAAACCTGACAAACCTTTTGTTGCTAATTTTATACCTTTTACAATTTCTGCGGCATTATCAGGAATGAGTGGCAAATCAATACTCGAAGTTCCTATGAGATAATTTCCAAACTCATCAAGAGCAAGATTGCTTAGTTTTGATATTACTCGGCCAGCTGGTTTTGACATTTTTAAATACTCATGTTTCTAGTGACGATTTTATTGGTCTGATAACTTTAAGTAGTTTCCGTCCAGGATTATTAGGATCTCTGCCATCTTTATCTATTTTTAATGTAACCTCCGTACCAGCATTCCCACTAACAATTTTGAGCAATTTACCATTAGTGCTATGATATAATCCAACATGCCCAGCACCTGGCGTTTCTGGCCGCTCAAATACCATGATATCATTTTTCTGAAATTTGTCATAGGGTATTGGATTATCAGTACCATTCCATATCACATCGCCAGGATAGTTTTGATAATTTTTGGCTCCCAATTTAGCGTCCAACGGCAAGGACGGATATCCTGCACATCTTAAAATATCAGCTACAAATGCGGCACACCATGCCGTGTCTTCACCTGTTTGGTTTTTAAAACCAATTGTATTAAACATAGCTATAAGTTTAGGATTATAGCCACGGGTAAATTCTTTCATATCAGGCCATGACTGAGATGCTTCATCAAACTTACCATAAATTCCTTTTTTATACAAACAATCTTCTAATGAATTAAATAAATTACTAGTAGTTTCATTTCCGTCTTCATCAAAAGTTCGAGCTGTAATTGGAACATATGGTATTCTAACATCACTATTTGTGCCAGGAGAATCACGGCCGGGAATAGTTCCAATAATAACAGGATGTTGTTTGTCTAATGCATCTAGAAAGAAACCAAATACGGTTGTGCCTTCTATAAGATTGGCTGTTGAT